GTCATGGTAGGTGTCGCTGCATTAACTAAACCTAAATTAGCTTGTGTAATATTTCCAATAGTTGTGAACGTACCCGTTCCAGAAGATACCGCAGTACAGATTTTTAATAAATTAGTAGACGAATCAATATGTGGCTGAAATTGAACTACATTTCCTGTTCCAGAAGGATCTCCACTTGCAGAGTTTATTGTTCTTAAAGCTGAAAAAATATCATTTATTCCTGCACGAACCGCAGCACCCGTTCCATTGGCTACATTAAAATTATTACCCGTTTCTTTAGTTGTACTATTGACTCTTGCCATTTCGGTAATATTTTATTTTATTTTATCATCCCTTACCAAATCCGACAGCCTGATAAGTGAAATTTCTATCAATCGAAGCATTTGATGAATTTTTAAAATGAACAGTAAAACCTGTTCCCGATACGTTAGTAACTTCAAAATAGTCACCTGATGCAAAAGTTCCAACGGGTTGAATGGCAACAGAGGGAAGATTACTATTTACACCACCTAAACCAGCAGTTCCAGTAAAGAAGGTATTTGTAAACGTAATATTCTTTGCCCCCGCCCCAGATGCAATCGATGTTGTACTTTGTTCAGTTCTTCTTTGAAGTGATGCTGTATAACCTAACTGAAATACTCTTATATCTTGGTCAGGATCATTACTTGTTAAATTAACTTTAAATTTAAAACCTCTACCCTTATAAGTTCCATTTGCAAATGTTTGGAACGCACTATATGTAGGCGATCCAGTAGACGGATCGTTTTGAGTAACTGCAACTAACATCTCAGCATTAACCTTAGTAGCTGTTGCTCCATCAAAATCCACTCTTGCATCTATATCTGAAATCGAATCAAATAAATCTGATGGGAAAAATGCTTCTGTTAAAAAATGACGTTTTAAATCAAGACTAAATACACCACCTAAATCTAAGAAAGATGTTCCTGAAGATCCTCCAAATTCATATGTGCCTAATGGAGCAATGCCTCCAATATCATCTATAGAATTTTCATTATCAAAATTAGTGATTGCATCAAATAAACCCGTACCAGTTAAATTCAAAGAATTTGTTGTTGCATCGACAGCTACGTTAGTTTTTACACCTTGAAACTTTGGAACATCTAAGTCTTCTCTTCTTGTAAGTGCAATAAGCGGTGCAAGATTATCAGGTAAATCTATTACAACACTTGTTTCCCCTGCACTAAATCTACCACCATCATCTTGAAATTTTAAAATATATTCTCCTTCAAGATAGGGAACTTCCGCAGTTGTGGTATTTCCTGCTAATGCTTCAATAAGGTCAGTAGCATTAGAAAAAGTTCCTGTTCCATCAGTTTTTGTCGAATGTCTTACATAAACTCGACCACCATGAGTAACGTCTAAATCAGTAGATAAATTCCAACGTAGCCTTACGAGCTTATCACTTATAGGTTCTGCGGTTAGACCAGTAACATCTCCTGGAACTGCACTTTTTCCTACAGCAATATGTGTAAAAGTTGTGGGATTTGCTGAAGATTCAAGATTTGAACCAACACTAACTAATTCAAAATTATAAGTACCTTCTAACGAATCCAGTATTTGAAATTCTGGTGTTAATGATTTTAAAGTTTTAAAATTACCATTGTCTACTTGATATTTTAATTCATAATGAATGGCTCTTGGGACAGAATTAAAATCTATATTCAATCTTGTTCTTGCTCTATTGCCTTCTGTAAAAAATTCTTCAACAACATTAGGAGCAGAAGGAGCAGGAACAGGTTCGTTTAATACTGTTATATTTCTAACAGGTAGTGCAGATCCATCTTCTATAAATGCAAACTTTCCTGAGTTATAAGCCGTTCCAACAATCGCATAATTATCCTTATCTTCAGTTACACTTACGACTCTCCATTGAGTAGTCTGTAGGGTTGTATTTTCAAGTATCCAAATACTGTTTCTATTAGGAGCAGAGGAAAAAGCAGATGATACCGTAATTACAGCACCAGAAATACTACTTACATCTCGTTTTTCTACAGTGCCGTTAGGCATAACAACACTTATTGTTGCGTTATTTGTAGCATCTAGATCGGTGTCTGCTGTGTTATCAACAGTAATAGTTGTAGTTGTCGCAGTATTGATACGACCACCTCTTCTTAATCCTGCCCTTACTGGATCGCTTACTTCAATAACTTGCCCTGGTCTAACAACTACACCTTCTGATATTCCAGTAGTAAAACTAATGGTTTCAGTAGAATTTTGCTCTTCAAATAAAATGAATCGGCCTAATCTTCTTGCTTGGTTTCTAGAAGTACAGCCAAAACCTGTTATCTTTTTATGAATAATTCCATATTTATTTTTAGCAGCAGTATCTTCAACAGTCTCAAAATCTGGCTCTTGATTAGTCATGTCAAAGTAAGATACAGACACAACAGTTGATCTTGTTTTTAAACTCGTACCAGAATATATAAATCCTTCAGAAGTTACGTTTGATAAGTTGAATAAATAACTAGCATCTGTAGGTCTATCTTGAGTAAGAGTTAAAGATCCTGCACCCCAAAATGTCATAGCTCTCATTACAGAACTGAGAGCCATTACTGTTTTAAAAGCATCTGCTCTTTGATTTAAAACTACGTTACAACTAAATCTAGGTTCTTGACCTCCTTGACCATCATCAACTAATGCAGAAGCATAGACAGAAGCACTATAAAAAGAATATTTATCTAGTTGAGCTTCAGTAATATGTTCCCCTAACCCATAGCGACTTTCCGTGATTAAGTTAAATAATATCCAAGCAGGATCGGTTGTCCAATGTGTAGTTGTAGTAAGCGTTCCATTAAAAGTACCACTGTAAATTAATCTTCCATTTGTTTGATCCACAGTTGCATTATGAGGAATCTTAACTTTTACTCCACGAATCCTGTATAAACGTCTTGGAATACTAGGAAACTGCTCTGCATCAAAACGCAAATAAGTATGAGCTACATTTGGATATGGCCTTTGTTCATCTATTATCTTTGTAAAAGATGACCACCTAAAAGTATCTGTTATTCTTTCGCTTGTGCTATCAGCAGAGTCTCTACCAACTGTTATTGAAATTGGAAAAGATGTACCTTGTCTTAAAGTAATTTTAAAATCTCTAGAATATGCACCTCTTGATTTACCCCTAATACTAAAAGCAGACGTTGGTACTGTAAGTAAATTTAAAAACCCACCAGGGCCAGTACCAGTAATTTGATTTTTATCAAAACGGGTTGTTCTTCCATTGTTTTCAGTAATTAATATAAATACATCAACTGTGGTTCCTAAATTTTTGCCATCTTTTTCATTAATATTAACAAGAGCATCAAAACGTATTGTGACTCTAACTTCATCAATATTAGATTCGGTTATTGTTCTAGTTACTGGTGCTGCATTAGTCACTGGAGCATTTACACTAACTTCTGTTTCTATATCACTGACAACTGGTATAGAAGTTTGATTTGCCGTTCCAAAACGGGTTTTAAATAAGACTCTTTGAAAGTTAAAATCAGCATCCGTTATATTACTTGAATTTGCTGTTGATTTTACAATAGGTGTTTTGTCTAAAAACACATCTTTTAAAGAGGCTTTGTTATAAGCATCAGTTCCTTGAGTAAGTCCTGCTGCCGAAGGAAAACCTTCAATCTCTCCTTCACTTAGAACTTCTACAATATTTACTGCTTGCCTACTTTGTACTGAGCCAAAACTTATAGTAGCAGTACCACTAGGGCCACCACCAAACCATTTAAACGGGTTTAGTTGAATTTCTTTTGGCCCTGCTCCAAAATCAACTCCAGGTATTTTAAACATTATGTTCCTCCTGAGAAGTCCTCTGTATCAATTCCTGCTGACACAATTATAGATCCAGTAAAAACTTCGCCATAAACTACTGGTATCGCACTTCCAGCGTTTATAGTATTTAAAATTCCATTAAAATTAAAACTATTTGGATCGTCAAAGTTTGTATCCTCTGGTGCAGGAGTTAACATTTGTGCTGCTCCCGATAGTGCAAAATATAAACCTAAATTTCCTAACGCAACAGTTAAAGCACTCGCTCCTGCTGATCCTGCAACAAAACCAGATGTAGTTAATGCTGGTGCTGCACCAGGCAAGAAAATAGCTGTTCCTATGAGAACTGCCCCTAATAAAAATCTTCCAAGACCTCTTCTAGCACCAACAGCCACAGGTACTATTTTTATTTCTTGTTGACCGACAGGTACATCCAATTCTTTTTCATTTATTTCATATTCTCCAACTTTTATACAATAATTTTGTTCTATCATGTGCGATTGCAGAGCAGGAAAGTTTGCTGTTAAAAATCTAATAGCATCTACTGTGGAATTTATTTCAGCTTCAAAAGTACGTTGTCCTAAAAAGCGAGCTAGTCTGCCGTAAACTTTTATTTTACTGAGCATAACGATACCTCTTCTTTGTACATTCTATCCATTTTTGGTCATAAGTTTCTCTGGAACTAAGTCTTTTCACACAATGTTGAAGAATAGTCTGATCTCCTATATACAAAGCCACATGATCTAACTTACCTGTATTAGTTGTATCCATAAGCAGAACATCTCCAACTTCTGTCTCATCATTCTCACCTAACTCCACAAAACCTACTTTAGGTAGACCATATTCAAACAAAGGAGATTCAGAAAATTCTTTTGGACTTTTTGGTCTTTTCCAATGCTTTATAACTATATCTTTCTTTTGTTTATACCAATCAGTAATTAAACTCCAGCAATCTTGTACATCCCACACCCATTCTCTACCGAGTAATCCTTTTTTATAGCCAGAAGGTTCAAAATAATTCCATTGTTCTGCTTCTGGAGTCACAATGTAAAAAGGTAAATCTAAGTATTCACAACTTGCAAGATCAGCCTGGCTAGGAGTAGGTGGATGATTTGGATGGCTATGAATAACAGCAACTATCTCTCCAGCAT